CCTCCACGATCTTCACAGTGACGGCGGGCACTTTGAAAAGGTCCGTCGAGATATGACCAAACATCCCGTTACCCCTCGCTATGACCACAGCCGCCAACTGGCAAAGCCAACCAACGGAGAAGCAAAGTGAAACAAGGCCAAGCAGATATCAAAGGCCCGCGAGACCAAAAGGTCGAACCGCGGCCGAAGATCAAATCCCCCGCCGCGGTGTCCTACCTCGGCAACGCCAAGGGCGACCACGCCACCGACTCGGGCGACTTCACCCCGAACTACCCCAACATGAACCTCGGCAATGGGTTCTCCCCAAACGGCCCGGTTGAGGGATGGGATGGGGTCGGCCCCGGTGCCGGTCGGGTAATTCGTTCCTCTGGCTCACAAGGAAAGCACTAAAATGCACACCATCGATGAAATCGCTGCCCTGTTGCACATCCACAAAACCGCTCACGAGGTTGGGAACCTGACCAACATCTCTGGCGCTGCCCTGACTCGGCTGAAGCAGATCAACGAGGAAATGGGCCCTAATGGCTTCGGCCGCTCTCAGGAGCAATCCGAGGTCGAATCGGAAGAAGTGGATGAATCGGGTGACGGCGAACCCGCGCCTGAAGATCCGCCTCCGGGCGCCGTTCTTCCCCGAAGGAGGCTGTGATGTCTGGAGGAAAGCAAACCCCTCGCGATGTGAACAACTACCAACCCCCTTGCGGACCGAAGAACATCAACGACCCGCAGTCCCCCGGCCTCCACGGCAAGAACCACGGCATCACCAATGGCCCTGACTCCGCCGGCTCACATAGCGGCAGCCCAGGCATCGGTGGAACCAATCACGGCTGCTGCGGCTCACAGGGGCGCCACTAATGACCGCAAAGGTGGACATGGTCAATCGTGCGCTGCAAACCTTCGGCTCACGCACGACCGTGACCGCCGCAGAACTCGCCTCCAACGGATCCAACGAGGCCATCCAAGCAAACATCATCTACGACTCCTTCCGCCGACGTTTGCTTCGGATGGCCCCTTGGTCCTTCGCGTTCCAAACCATCGCCTTGAACTTCATCACCTCCATCCCAGGCACCCCAGAGAACACCTCCCCGGCGACCCAACTTTGGCAAAAGGGCCAACCGGCCCCGCCGTGGGCGTATGAATACCAATACCCCTTCGATTGCATCCGCGCTTGTTGGATCACCCCCCAAACCGCAACCGGCTTCGCGGGTGGGGTCCCTATCACCACCGCCGTGACCGGAGGCGCGGCCTCGTTCTGGCAAGGCCCGCCAGTCCAATTCAAAATCGCGGTGGATCAATTCTTCGCCGTCACCGCTGCAACCGTGGCCTCAGGAGGCGCCGGCTATGCTCTGGGCGATCTTATCACTCTCGCACAAAGCGCACAAGGCCTTCCCCCGGTTGGATGTCCTGCTACTTTGCAGGTCACTGGGGTTGGTGCTCTTGGGGTTGTCACTTCTGTCGCTATTGTCCCTATCATTCCCAACGAGGCCGTTCCATTCTCCGGGAGCTACTTCGCGCCGGTTGCGAACCCATCCGCTCAAGGCCCCAACCCAGGCAACCTTGGCGGCACAGGCACAACTGGGCTGGGAACCGGTGCGACATTCAACCTCACCTTCACCGCTGCGGTCGGGGACCAGCGAGTAATCCTCACCAACCAAGAATTCGGCCTTTTGAACTATGTGAAGAACATCACGGATGAAAACGTCTTCGACGACGACTTCCAAGAAGCCTACGCCTTCGTACTGGGTGGGGCCCTTTGCAAGGCCCTCACCGGGGACAAATCCCTCTCGAACCTCGTAATCACCCAAGGCAATGAGGTCATCCGGATCGCCCGAGGGAACGATGGCAACGAGGCGCTGACCGTGAACAACGTAATCCCAGATTGGATCCGCATGCGAGGCGTAGACTACACCGATGGGGCCTCAGGCCCTTACAACACCGGGTTCGACTGGGGCGGAATGTGGCCTGGGTTTAGCTAATGTCTGACAACGCAATCCAAACCTCTTGGAACGCCGGCGAGTGGGCCCCGCAGTTAAACGCACGGGTGGACCTAGCCAAGTACCACTCTGGTGCGGCCCTTCTACGGAATTTCTTCGTAGACTACCGAGGTGGCGCAACCACCCGACCCGGCACCCGCTTCGTCGCCAAGTCCCAAAACAACGGCTCAGGCCCACCACGGCTGATCCCCTTCCAGGCCTCATTCACCGTGGCCTACATACTCGAATTCGGCGTCCTCAACGGCGCAGGCTACCTTGCGTTCTACAACAACGGCGCACCGGTCTTCTCCGGTGGCCCGATCTACACCATCGCCTCGCCCTACACCTCCGCTGAACTCTCCCAGCTGAAGTTCGCACAGAACGTCAACCAACTCATTATCTGCCACCCGAACCACCCGCCCTACATTCTCACACTGATCTCCGCAACCAACTGGACCCTGGTCCCAATCACCTTCGGCGCGACCATCTCCCCGCCAGGAGGGCTCTCTGGAGCATCCACCGCAGCTGCGGGTACTCAAGCTGTGGCCTATCTACTAACCTCTGTCGATGCCAACGGGCAGGAATCCGACCCGACCGCGCAGGTCCCTTTCGCTAACCGGACCTTTCTCGGTGCCAATTACACAAATACCATCACCATCACTAACGTCGTTGGTGCGGTCAGTTACAATGTCTACAAATCCCTAGTGAGCATGACCAACGCCGTCGCGGCGGGGGCTCAATTCGGCTTCGCTGGTAATTTCACCGGTACCATCTTCAACGACACCAACATCACTCCGGACTTCTCTCAGGGCCCACCGATTGCACAGAATCCCTTCGTTGGCTCTGGCGTTCAATCCGTCACGATCACTAACCCAGGCAACTTCACCAACGTTGTCGTCCCGACCCCGACCTTCACTGGAGGCGGAGGTTCCGGTGCGGCTGCTATTGCCTATTGTCAACTCACTGGCGTATCGATAGCGGCGGCCAGCTTCAACTTTGTGGTTGGTGACTCAATCACCTTAGCCGGAGGAGCCATACTTCAAGTCACGTCCATTGGTAGTTTTGGGGCCTTAACTGGCGTAGCCATAATCGCCGCCGGGTCCCTAGCCTCTGGCAATGGCAATACTGTTAGCCCAACAGGCTTCTTCTCCACCTCCGGCCACGGCGACGGCTCGGCCCGGTTCAATGTCACCTGGACTCTGGCTTCAATCGCCATGACCTCCCCTGGTACCGGCTACAGCACTCCGCCAGCCGTAGGCGGGCTCTCTGGAGGCGGCGGCGCTGCCACGGCTGTCCTCGGCGCCGCCTCCGCCGGCAACCCTTCCGTCCCCGGGTTCCAAGACCAACGCCTCTGCCTCGCTGCGCCGGTGCAATCCGTCCAGCAGATGAACTTCTCCCAGCCCGGCTCGCCGTTCAACTTCGACACAACCTTCCCAGCAGCCCCAGACAACGCGATCCAAGGCACCCTTGTCTCCGGGGTCCTGAGCACACTCCAATGGCTGATCCCTCAGCCCCAAGGCCTGATCGTCCTCGCGGATAAGCTCTCTTGGATCGTCAACGGAGGCACCTCAGGCGCGCCTATCTCCGCAACCAGCTTCTCCGCCCGGCCGCAGTCCTACAACGGCGCGGCCGGTGTTTGCCCTCCAATCGTCGCCAACGACAACATCCTCTACCTCCAAGCCAAAGGCTCCATCGTCCGCGATCTCGTGTTCAACTTCTACACCCAGGTCTTCACCGGCACGGACATCTCCATCCTCTCCTCCCACCTCTTCTACGGCTTCCAACTTCTCGAATGGGCCTGGGCCGAGGAACCCTTCAAGGTGGTTTGGGCCGTTCGCAACGATGGTCAACTCCTCTCCTTGACCTTCCTCAAAGAACAGGAGATGATCGCCTGGGCCCATTCCGACACCCAAGGGGCGTTTAAATCCATCGCCACCGTGACCGAGACCACCGCCATCGGTGCCGCCGACGCCATCTACCACTGCGTCCAACGCAACATCAACGGCTCTTTGGTCTATTACATCGAACGCTTTGTCGAACTGACCTATCCCAACGATTACAAATCCTCCTGGCAGGTCGATGCTGGCATTGGCTACAACGGCGCTCCTGCCACAACCTTCTCCGGCGCAGCCCATCTCGCTGGGGCGGTTGTCACCGGCGTCGCCGATGGCGTCGTGATCAACTTCACCATGCCCGTCTCTGGCACCTTCGTCTTTGGCCCAGGCGGAACCACCGGCCTCACTGCCATCCCCAACGCCTCGATCGTAACCGTAGGCCTGGCCTTCCTACCACAGATCCAAACCCTCGCTCTCGACCTCGGCCAACCCACCGTCCAAGGCAAGCGGAAGAAAGTCTCCGCGGTTACTGTCCGTTGCAAAGACGCCTTAGGGCTCTCCGCCGGTCGGAGCTTCGCCACTGCCTTGCCGATGAAAGATCTCGCCCTCGGTAACGTAGGCACCATGTCCAACGCCCTAGTGGCCGGGCTCCAAACCACCGACGCCAGGATAATTGTCGACCCACAATGGGACGTCTTTGGCCAATACTGCATCCAACAGCCCAACCCTTACCCTGCGTCTGTGCTCGGGGTTATCCCTGAGATCGAAGTTGGGGACTCTCAGAGATGAACATTCAAATCACCCACGGCCCGCCGCATCTCCCGCCGTACCTCGCAATGTCCCCCCGCGATCTCCAGATGTTCGACTACTGCGCCATCGCTGGAGAGGTCTGGGCCGGTCATGTCAACGGTGAACTCGAGGCCTGTTGGGGAGTCATCCCCCCATCGTTCATGGCTGACACGGCGTACCTCTGGATGCTCAACATCCCCGTGCACCACCCGAT